AATAATGTTACCTGTTGTTAATTGGTTATTACATAATAGGTCAGGAGTTGAAAATGAACAATATTTTGTAAATTGGGAAGATATGGCTTTAAATAGTGTAGAAAAAGTTATAAAAGGAGGAACAGGAGGCAGTAAAGTGTTTATGAGAAAAGAAGAAAAATTAAAAAATTATAAAAGTCTTCCAATTAAAGCTATTTTTAAAAGAGGAGGTAGTAAAATTGGTGATGATTTATTTAGAATGGTGAATGAATTGGTTAAATCAAGTAAAGAGTTTGCGAATACATTACAAGTAGCTTATAATGCAAAAAAGACTAGCATTGGTAAAAGTTCACCTGCTGACTTGATTGAATTAGATAATGATCCTTCAATATTATTGGATGGTGAAGTGGGAAGTAAAATATTAAGAAAGTTTAATGATGTAAAATCTAATATAAATAATTTAACTAAATCAGCTAGTAATGCTGTTTATACATATTATAATAGCGAAAGTAATTATGATAAAACGTTTAAACAAGCAAAAGGTTATCAAAAAGTAGTTGATGATGCTAAAAAGTTAGTTTCAGATAGTTTATTTAAAGGAGCTAAGAATCTGAGCTCTTTATTAGATGGTGACCAATTTAATTTATTTAGTTCCAATTTACTTTCTATTTTATTTTTAGGTTCTAATATACAGATAAAGGATTCACAAACACCAAAAGAAAATCTAGCATCCCTAATTAGTTCTCTTAAGCAGTCAACAAATAACCCTTATAAAAAATTATTGGCAATTAATTTATCCAATTTACAACAACCTACGATAAAAATCAATCCAAACTTGGTAGAATTTGCAAACTCTCTAGAGAGTCTTGCTGGAGAAGTAAGTAAAATGCCAGATATAGCTACAATTTCAACCGACAAATCATCAGTTAAACCTGAGACTGTTGCTAAGCCGGCTCCTCCTGTTATTTCTAGTAAGTCGAAAGCATCTCTTTTTGATATGGCAGCTTCAAAACACGAACAGGCGGTGGAAGGCGAATCAGCCGAATCAAGTGTATCGAGCGAAGCGAGTGAGTCACCAGACTCAGCTAAATCAACTGAACCTAAAGAAAAACAAAAAGTTAAACCAGAAAAAAAAATAGAAATTAAACAAGAAAGCTTTCAAATGCTTGAAGGTTTACTTTCTCAAATTAAGGAAGAATTATTGGATGATAAAGCTTTGATGAGAGATTGGTTTAAGTATACACAAGAGCAAATTAATTCAATAATTAATCTAGATGAAGCTATTTCATTATTAGAAAAATTTGCAGAAGAAGGTAAAGAAAAAAAATTATATAATTTAACAATTAAAACCGCATTAGAACAAGCTTCAAGTGATGAAGTTAGAGGTGAAGTTAAAGAAATTTTTGAAATGATAGGATATAAATATGATGATAGTGAATTAGAAGCCAAAGGTGGTGGTAAATATCAAAAAGGAGGAGGAGGTTTATTATCCATTGTTACAGTACCTATAAAATTAGCAGCAACTGCTGTGAAAGATGTTGCAAAAGTTGGTGAAGTTGCTGTTAAAGATACTGTAAAAGTCGGAGAATTTGCTGCAGAGGGAGTTAAAGATACTGCTGAAGTAGCTGGAACAGTTGTTAAAGATACTGTCAAGGTTGGTGAAGGTGTTGTTGATGTAGCAGGTACAGTTGCTAAAGATACAGTCAAGGTTGGTGAAGGTGTTGCTGATGTAGCAGGTACAGTCGCTAAAGATACTGTCAAGGTTGGTGAAGGTGTTGCCCACGGAGTCGCAAAAACAGCAGAACTTACTGAAGAAGCAGGTGAAGGTGTTGCAAAGGGAGTAGGAAAAGCAGCAGAACTTACTGAAGAGGCTGGTGAAGGTGTTGCAAAGGGAGTAGGAGAAGCTGGTCATCTAGCAAAAGAAGGCACTATGGAAGCTGCTAATTTAACAGAAAAAGCAACAGAAGGTTCAGAAAAAGCGTTAGAAGAAACTGCAGCTATAGGAGCAGCTGGATTAGCTGCAGGTGAAGGAGCTCATTTATTAGCTGGTCATCACGGTGATGCAGCAAAATTACATGAAGAAGCTGCCAATAAACATGAGGAAGCATCAAAAAATTATGATGAAGCACATCCAAATCATGATACACATAAAAAAGCAGCTGAAGCTCATAGAGAAGCAGCAAAACAACATAGAGATCAACAGCAACAACATGATAATAATTATCAGAATCAATCAAGTTCAAATTGGTTTGGAAATAATAATAATAGTAATAATCAATCTGGTACAAAAACTATTATTGAAAAACAAGAGGTTGATTATTCCAGTCAGCCTTTACAAGATCAACAATCACAAGAAGAATTGCAAAATGAGCATGAAGATCTTCAAAATAGTAAAGAAGATTTACGATTAGCTAAAGAAAAAATCACAAAAGAAGAAAAATTAAGTGAAGAAGGAAAACAAGAAATAGAAGAAGGGAAACAAGAAGAAGAAAAAGGTGAAGAAACAAAAGGAGAAGAAGATATTGCTGAAGGTCAACATAAAGTTGAAGAAGCAAAAGAACAAGAAGATGAAGCAAAGAAAGAGGAAAAGAAAGAAGAAGAGAAGTTAGAAGATGAATCTGTGTCTAAACCAGAGGGTGAACCACCTGGTGAACAGGTTGGTGAAGAGTCTAAAGAAGAGGAGGGTGAACAAGCTGGTGAACAAGCTGGTGAACAAGCTGGTGAACAAGCTGGTGAACAAGCTGGTGAACAAGCTGGTGAACAAGCTGGTGAACAAGCTGATGAACAAGCTGGTGAAGAGCAGGGCGAAGAGCAGGGCGAACAAGCTGGTGAAGAGGCAGGTGAAGAAGCTGGTGAACAAGCTGGTGAAGAGGAGGGTGAAGAGGAAGCACAAGAAGATTTCCAATCTAAATTGGAACCAGAACCAGAAGTAAGTGAAAGTGAAATAGAAAAATTAGAGGAGAATGAAAGTCCGGAGGTCTCTCTAGCCAGTGCTCTAGAAATATTAGAAAATCAATTTATACTATTACAAAATGAAGAGGAAATATTTACAGAAGGTAATGATTTAAAAATATTAAAATTTTTAGATAAAGCTAGTGAATCAGAGAAAGAGACATTTATGAAAACATTTCAAGAACAATTGATGAATAGAGATAATAAAATAAATGCTGCGCAAATGACAATGCCAAAGATAAAAGAAATTTTAGAAAAAATAAAAGAAAATTTATCTGAAAGTAAAAAATTAGTTATGGATAGTGAAAAAAGTGAAATAGAAAAAATAATTGCTACAGATGAAGCTGAACAAGAAAAACAATTAGAAAGTATAGAAAAAAAACAAGTAAAAAGAGAGACGCCGGAAGCAAATATAGGTGGAAAAACATTAAGAAAAAATAAAAATAAAGAATTAATTAATAAAGCCCATAAAAAAAAATTAAAAATTTGGTAAATATTAAATAATTTTATAAATAAATTAATTAATATTTAAAGAAAAGGAATATATCTCATTGTATCATTATCATAAATAGTAGCTTTATAGGTATTTTTATATCCTTCAACATAAACAGTGTCGCCATTATATATATTATCACATCCATATTCAGAAGTGCATGATTTTCCTTTATGAGATAAAGGCAATTTAATCATATTATTTTTATCAGTCATTGTATAAAAATTCCATTTATCACGATTAGTAATTAATGGTTTTCCCATTAAAGGTAAAATTTCATTACTTCCATTAAGATTATTAAGTATACCAACTTGTCTATAAGTAGAGTCAACACTTTGTGTAGGAATATTGATAGGCATGGGAGGAATAGGAGGCATATTCCAAGGTAAATTAGGATAAATGTTATCATTTTTTAATGGAGGTACATAAGGATTAAGTAAAGTACTATTATCATTAGTGTATGAATAAGATGGTAATGGATTTAATCTATTAAAAGGTAAAGATATTTTTTCTTGGATAACAATAGGATTAGATGGATTAGAAGAAATGGATTGTATGTTATTTTGATTATTAAAAAATAAATATGAGAGAAAGATAATAATTAAGATTAATATAAATAATGTCATATTTTCTAAACAAATAACTCCGGGTGGACATTTCCGAGGCATTATATTTATATATAATTATAAAAAATAAAATTTAAATATTCATAGATTCTTTGATTTTATCAATCTGCTGTTTCAGTTCAGGATTTTTCTCTCCAGCTTCATCAATTTTACTTTTCATATCATTAATATCATTCATTTTTTTTTTAAGATCATTAGTTTGGGATTGATAATCTTTTGGAAAAGCATCGGGATATTTTGCATATAATTCATCTAAATTTCCAGTTAATTGACTAATTACAGAACCAATATTACCAGAAGTTAAATTGGAAATAGCTTGTAATGAATTGTTTAATAAAGGACCAAAATCAGCAACTTGGTTCATTAGTTGACTTTGTTCTTTCATGAGTGCATCAGTCTTTTCTTGAATTGCTTTAATATTTTGTGAAGTAATGTTGCTATCTAAAAAGTCTTTAGCTGATTCATTTTGTTTAGATTGTTCAAATTTAACAGCTAAGTCAGTATTCATACCTCCCTGTTTAACAGATTCTTGAAACATAGAAGGTTGAAATTTTTTAGAATTATTTAACATTGTTCCTTCAATATTAATATCTATACTTTTTTCATCACTTTTTTGTGGAGGTTCTTGATTTGTAAAACCTTCTTTTTTATATTTATTATTGTTAGGAGTGGTATCAATAGTTTGCATAGGTTTAAATAATTCTGCTAAACCTCCTAAAAAATTAGTAGCTAATAAAGCAACTCCTAAAACTATAATCATATTACTAGTGAAATATAATGTAAGGAAAGCTACTAATGCAAAGAATGCAATAGCACCAAATTTAGAATCAAAAAAATATCCCAAAATATTTACTATAGAAATAAAAGCAACAAAATATAATACATACTTATTAGTTAATAAATTCATTATTATAATAATAGAAAAGAAAAATATAAATTATTTGAAAAAATTATGCATTTGAAATAAAGTTTTTTAATGTTTCTAATTCTAATAATATTTCTTTTTCATCATCATGAATATCTTGTAATCTGCTTTCTGATATTTTTTGAGATTTGGTAATTTCATTTAAATAATTAAAAATAGTTTCTAAAGCTTCTAACTGTTTTATTTTTATATTTTTAAGATCTTTTAATTCTTTTGATTCTTTTTTATTTAAAATTTTATTTTCATTATTTAATTTTTCAAATCTTTTATTAAAAAATTCAAAATCTTTGCTCTTTAGTGTAGTCATATAATAATATTTTATTTTATTATTTTTTAAATAAAAATTGTAAAAAATTTAAAAATATAGATATATAATATTTAGTATGAATCCAACTAATGTTGAACCTTTACTAAAAGAAAGCGATGATCGTTATGTTATGTTTCCTATTCAGGATAAAGAAATTTTTGATATGTATAAAAAACAAGTCGATCTATTTTGGCGACCTGAAGAAATACAGCTTTCTAAAGATTTACGTGATTGGAATGGTTTAACTGATAATGAAAGATATTTTATTTCTATGATTTTAGCTTTCTTTGCAGCAAGTGATGGAATAGTATTAGAAAATTTAGCTATGAGATTTATGGCAGATGTTCAACTTAGTGAAGCAAAAGCATTTTATGGTTTTCAAATAGCGATGGAAAATATTCATAGTGAGACCTATTCTTTACTAATAGAAACTTACATAGGAAATGAAGAAGAAAAAATGAGATTATTTAAAGGTTTGGAGAACTTTTCTTGTATTAGAAAAAAAGCTGATTGGGCTATAAAATGGATAAAAGATAAACGGTCAAATTTTGCGAGTAGACTAATTGCTTTTGCCTGTGTTGAGGGAATATTCTTTTCAGGTGCCTTTTGTTCTATTTATTGGCTTAAAAAAAGAGGATTAATGCCAGGATTAACATTTTCAAATGAGCTAATAGCTAGGGATGAGGCATTACATACAGAGTTTGCTGTATTATTGTATAATAAATTAGAAAAAAAATTAAAAAAATCAAAAGTTATGGAAATAATTGAGGAGGCAGTAACTATCGAAAAAGAATTTATTTGTGATGCTTTGCCTTGTAGATTAATTGGTATGAATTCGTCATTAATGACTCAATATATTGAATTTGTAGCAGATAGACTTTGTGTTCAATTAGGAGCTGATAAAATTTATAATAGTTCAAATCCATTTGATTGGATGGAATTAATTAGTTTAGAAGGAAAAACAAATTTTTTTGAAAAGGTAGTTAGTGATTATAGTTTAGCAACTAAAGATAAAAATCCAGATGACTCTTTTGTGTTTGATGAAGAAGGATTTTAATATATTATTTAAGTATTTAATATATTAAATAAAAAAGTTATTAGTGTTGAATAATTTTTTGAGTTTTATTTCCATTTTCTAGATTAGTTTCAGTAATAATTGTTATTTTTTTTCCATTATGATTTTTTATAATTTTTTCTATTTTTATTTTATTTGTGAAGCTAGTTTGTCTAGATTCAGATATATTATTAATATTGATATTAGAAAACATATGGTCTAAATTAGATAAATTTCTGTCAAAAAAGAAAGAATTAAATAAAGCTGTTTGTGGATTTTGATTAATATCATATATTTTTTTTTTATTGGGATCTGATAAATTTTCATAGGCTTCTGATATTTCTTTAAATTTATCAGGATCTCCTCCTTTATCTGGATGGTATTTTCTTGCTAATATTTTATATTGACTCTTAATTTTATCTGGAGATGCATTTTTTTCTACTTCTAAAATTTTATAAAAATCTTTCATATATTAATACATTCTGAAAAGATTTATATTATTATTTTTATTATTATTATTATAACTATTTTGAGTTTTTAGATAATTATTTTTGATTCCATATGTATTTTGAGATTTATCTTCCCAATTTTTAAGAACATTTTTTTGTGTTTTATTCGATCCTTCTCCACTTGCTATATTTCTTTTATAAAATTCTTCTACAATAAATGGATATAATGTCTCAAAATAATGTACATTTATCATATTATCTTCTATTGAATATTTTAATTGATTAATATGATGATATCCTTCTATACTTGTTAATTGGGATGTAGTTTCTCTGTCATTAATTAATCGTATAGGTCTGTCAGTAGCTTGTATAATATTCATATTACCAATAGGAAAAAAATTAGATCTATCAATATAGATATTATTATTTAAAACTCTTTTATTAATTATATTATCTTCTAAACCCCAACCCCAAAAATTAGGAAAACCTTTGCATTTTTCAAAGTCAGAACCTTTAATTGAAAAAATACCTCCTAATGCAAATTTAAAACCATAAAAATGTTTAACTATACCTTTTTGTGTATCATAATTTAATAAATTTTTAATACACGGGATTGTGTCAATATCATTAAACACAAATGTTATATCTTTATAATCATTTGGATATTTATTTTTCATAGCTAAGAATCCAATATTTTTCATTGCACCTCTATTAAAACTTCTTTTATCCATTTGATGAGAGAAATAAATTTCATAACTATCTTTTTCTAAATCTTCTAATATGTATTTCATATAAACTGTAAAATGTGTTTTTTGTGGTAATCTATCTCTGTAAGGAACAATAAAAATAATTTTTGGAATATTCATTTTAAAATATATATAAAAAATAATTTAAGCACATACGAAATTTTAATTTTTATTTCTATATTTTTCTAATATTTTCAAAGGAATAAGTGTATCTTTCTGAGCTTCTAATTTTTTAAAACATTTATTAATTGTTACTTCACTTATTTCACTAATATTACTAATATTTTTTTTGGAAATATTTAAATTACAAATATCTGATATAAAATAAATTATTCCTGCTGCTATTGAGTGTGGTGTATTTTCAGGAATTAAATTATTTTTTTCTATTCTAATAGCAATAAATTTACATAGATTTGTTAATTCAAGATTTATCCCTAATTTGCTACAATATCTCTCAATAAATGAAATCGGTGTAGTTTTTCCTAAATTTATTTTTTCATTATTTTCCATATTAAATTCTAATCCATTTATGATTGATAAAGCATTTTTACAACCTTTAGTCGCACTTGTATTATCTAAATAAAATATAGAAGCTATTTCTTTTGCTGTTCTAGGATAAAGATTAACTCTGCAAGCTACATAAATTGAAGCTGCAATAATTCCATCTCTATTTAATCCTCGAAATGTTTTTGCTTCTGATATATTTTTATGATATCTAATAGCATCATCAATAATCATTTTCGGAAGACCAGCATTATGTGCTATAATCTGAATTCTTTGAAATTCATCATATTGTGATTTTTCTCTATATGGCATAGATTGCCATTCAGTATATCTTCTTATTTTTTTCATTTCATAAGAACAAGATGTTCCACAAATAACTTTACATCCGAAAGATGATTCTTTTAATAATGGATTAATTGGCATACCGCATCTAGTTGGATCACTATTATTATTATCTTCAGCTCCATAATATCTCCATTCTGCAGATGTATCTAAACTATCTTTATAAATAATTCCACAATTTTCATTTTGACAAGTTAAAAAACCTTCATCAGAAACTTCTAATCTTTTATTACAATAATCACATTTTTCTCTTTCTCCTTCTTGTCTATATATGCATTCCAATTGGGATTTTTCATTATTAAATTCATTATCAAATTGATCCCATAAATGTGTTAAATTATTTTTTTTTTTATTTTTTTTTGTATCATTCGAAGATATTATTTTTACTTCATTCATAATTTTAATTAGATTATATATTTTTATTTCAATTTTATTTTATAATTATTTAATATATGGGAAATCAAGGATCTTCATTAAAAATTGATCATGATAGATTATTAAGAAAAACAATTAATGATATTGCAGCCAAATATATTTTAACACAAAATTTTCAAGATATGATTGCATTAAAGGATCCAGAAGTATGTAGTAATTTAGTTATTATTACATCTGAAATTATTAAAGAATCATTAAACTGGAGAAGTGTATTATACCTAGATCAGTTTTTGAAGGGAAATAAAGTAATTAATAAAATGGCTAAAGAAAATTTATTATATTTAAATAAAGCTGATTTAAATGATCTTGATGTAGAAAGTGGAGTAGATAAAAGAAGGATGTGTATTGGTATTTCTAAATTTTATATTAAAATTAATATGTTATTTGCTGCAATTGCTACAACTATTCGACCAATTATAAGAATAGCTGATCATCTTGAAAAAAAACAATTAAAAAAAGAAGAAAGAATTAAACAAAAAGAAAAATTAAATGAATCTTCAGATGATAATTTAATTAATGAAGATATGTATGTTGATGACAATGATGATGACGATGATGATGATGATGATGATAAATCCCAAGAAAATAAAGATTATAACTTAGAAAATAAAGATTTATTATTGGGAGATGAAGAAGTTAGTGTAAGTTTATCAGAAGATAGTCTATGTGGAAAAAGAATATTAGCTTTAATAAGTAAAAATAATTATGATCCAGCAAAAAAATCATATACAATTAATCCAAATTTGTGTAAATTTTTTGAGAAACAAGATGGAAAAAATTTATATCAGGAACCAGGAATTCCAGAATTAGAAGCTTTATTCAAAGATAATTTTGATTATCAAACTGGTAATTTTCTAAGTTCATTAACTAAAGAAGGAAGAAAAGAATACCAAGATGCAATTGATATTCTTTATAAAGCATTTACAGGAAAAAGTAATAGTATTAATTCTGTAACAAAAACACCAAATGCACAAAGATTTAGTGATATTAAATTACAAGATTATGATATTGGTAGTAAATGTGATGATGATGGAGTATACACTCAAATTTTTAAAGGTAATTCTCCTATTTTTAGAGAATATGTTAAAAGAATACAAAAAATGATTGATAATAATAAAAATTATAATTCACAATTAGTTCAAATCTTAAAACAAGTTTTTAAAATTGATAAGAGTGAATATCCTTATATAGTAACTCTAAATCCTGATCTAAATGAGATTAAATTAGATCAACTTATTCAACAAACAAGAAAAATTTTAGTAAATTTATATAGCACTTGTGAAAAAGATTTTATGTATGTATTAGAAATTTATAATGAATTAATTACAAGTAAAACAATTAAAAGTGTTGGATATAATAAATCACAATCATTAAAAAATAATATTGCTGTAATTTCAAATAATGAAGCCAATAAAGCTTTAGAAGAACCTTCATTTTTGGAAAATGCATTAGAAAAATCTCGACAAACTGTTATGGAAAATTTACCCCAAAAAACTAGTGAAGATGAAATGCAAGATGTTTCTGATAAGCCTGTTGAACCTGTAGTAGAGCAAGAACAACAAGAACAAGAACAATCACAAGAAGAACAACAAGAACAA